ACCTCATCGGGTACTTCCTCCTGGACTCCACGCCAGCTGACGTGACGGCAACGGATGGGAACACCCTCACCGTTCAGTGGGACGCCACGAACGGCATTTTCAAGGTCACGGTTCCGACTGCGTAAGCGGTCCTTTCCCATGCCGAGTCGCGTCTCGTCCAGGCGGGGGTTTCCTTTGGGCCGCATGTTCTCGAACTTTCATCACAGTCCGCCTTGTTCTAGCGCCCGCTTCCGAGCGGGCGCGTTCTCGTGGACCACCCGCTCACGTCCCTAAACTGCGCCGAGCAGCATGACTACCGAAGCCCAGAACCCCGACACGACCGAAGACACCACCCAGCCGACCGGGGAAAGCGTCGGCACCACCCCGCCGGAAGGGGCACAGACCGGCACCACGCAGCCCGCCGCGGCGAAGAGCGAGCAACAGTTCGACCCCGACACTGTCGAAAAGATCGTCAAGAAGCGACTCGATCGGGAACGCAAGAAGTGGGAAGCCGAAATGGAGGAAGCCCGCAAGAAGGCCGAAATGAGTGAAGCGGAGAAAGCGCAGGCCCGCACGAAGGAACTCGAAGCAGAACTCGAGAAGGAACGCGCTGCACGTACCGCGTCGGATCGCCGTGCCGAACTGACCGGCAAGGTGCGCGACCCCCGGGCCGCCATGAAACTCATTGAAGACGAGCACGTCAACGAGGACGGCAGTGTGAACGTCGAAGCGTTCCTTGAGGCGTACCCGTACTTCGCTCCCGACAGCGGCAAGCCTACCGCCAAGTCCGCGACGGCTCCCACACCCGCAACAGGAAGTCCCGCGAAGAACCCGTTCGCGCGAGACACCCTGAACCTCACGGAGCAAGCACGACTCATCCGTGAAAACCCGAATCTGGCCGCCCAGCTGAAAGCCGCGGCCGAATAGGAGTGAATCATGGCTAAGACCCTCATCAGTGACGTTGTCGTACCCGACGTTTTCAACCCCTACGTCATTGAACGAACGGCCGAACTGTCCGCCATTCGGCGGAGCGGTATTGCCGTTCGCAACCCCATGTTCGACACGCTCGCAACCGCCGGCGGGAAACTCATCAACATGCCGTTCTGGAACGACCTGACCGGCAATGACGAGGTCCTGTCCGATTCAAGCGCCCTTACCCCCGCGAAGATTGATGCGGCGCAGGACATCGCCGTGCTGCTCATGCGCGGTAAGGCATGGAGCGCAAACGATCTTGCGAAGGCCCTCGCTGGGGACGACCCCATGCGCGCCATCGGCGACCTGGTCGCCGAGTATTGGGCGCGTCGCGAGCAGGACGTCCTCGTCAACGTCCTGACCGGCGTGTTTGCGGACAACATTGCGAACGACGCTAGCGACCACGTGAACGACATTAGTATCGCCGCGGGCGACAGTGCTGCCGCTGGGAACCTGATTAGCGCCGACGCTGTCATTGACACGGCGCAGCTCCTTGGTGATGCGAAGGATCGCCTTACTGCCATTGCGATGCACAGCGCCGTCCATGCGCGCCTCCAGAAGGACAACCTCATTACGTTCCAGCCGACCAGCGCGCAGGACATTGGTTGGGGCACGTACCTTGGGAAGACCGTCGTTGTTGACGACAATTCGGAACGCGTGGCGGGCGGCACGAACGGGTTTGTGTACACGACCTACCTGTTTGGCGAGGGCGCCATCGCGATTGGTGAAGGCGGCGCGCCCGTCCCCACCGAAACGGATCGCGACTCCCTGGCGGGTGACGACATTCTCATTAACCGTCGCCACTTCCTGATGCACCCGCGCGGTGTCGCGTTCCAAAGCGTGAGCGTGGCGGGGTCTTCGCCGACGAATGCGGAACTTGCGACGGCCACGAACTGGGACCGCGTGTACGACAGTAAGAACGTGCGCCTGGCGGCCCTCAAGACGAACGGGTGAGCGCCACTGCGTTTCAGCGCATGCGGCGTGAACAGGCCCGCAAAGCAGCTGAGGTGGAGCGTGAACGGGCCGAGAAACGCGCGGAGAAGGCGGGCGGGGGTAACACCCCGCCCCGCCGCCGCAAGCGCGCCAAGGACACCTGACAGCCTGAGAGGGGGAACGCATGGCGTACAACAGTGGCGACCTGACCCCCATCGACACCACCAACGCGAATTGGGGTCTCGCATGGACCCGATTCTTTCTGCACGACACGGACGACGCTAACGAGTTGTTCACCGACGCGGAGTTGAGTGCGGTGCTGGAGGCCCGGTCGTGGGCGTACGACAGCGTGACGTACTACCGTCCCCACTTGGCTGCTGGCGACCTGATTGAAGCGGACCCCGACAGAGCCATCACGGAGTCCACGCTCGGCGCCAGTTTCACGAGCCGAAGCCCAAGCTCGATTGCGCGGACGGTGCGGAAGGCTGGCGCGTGGGTGGATGAAGCGATTGAGGACGTGGCGGGCCGCAAGCCCGCGTCGCACTTGACGCTCACCCCGAGGTTCTGATGCGGGCGGGCCAGGTGAAACGCCTGTTGACCGACAGTCTCACGCTCAAGACGGTCACGGGTGTCGATGAGTATGGGCAACCCACCACGACCAGCAGCATCATTGCCGGACGCATCGTGAGGAAGCACGTGCGGAGTCGTGACGAGAATGGTGAGGACTTCACGAGCACCACGCAAGTCCAAACCCTCACCAGCGTATCCGTCGGGGATCTCTTGACGATTGATGGGACGGACCGCAGAGTCCGCAGTGTGCAAGCTGCTGCTGGCACGCGGGGCGGCGCAACGATCGTGGAGGCCATGTTGTGAGCCTCACCACCGACGTCAGGACCCGACTCATCGCGGCAGGCATCACAAGCGGCGACTGGACCTGCATCATCGGCGGGTTGACCGACGTTGACGCCGGCCCCCAAATCGCTGTCATGGAACGCACTGGCCTTCCGCCCCTCGATAGTCACGACGGTCCCGGCTTGAAGCAGCCCGGCGTGCAACTCCTCGTCCGCGGTGCGGCCCGCACGTACGCCGCGACGGAAACGAAGGCCGACGCGGTGTGGGACGCCCTGCACATGAGCACGTTCGGAAGCAACCTGCATTGCCGCGGCGCAAACAAAACCTGGCTCGGGTACGAACCCGACACGGGCAAGCCCAGGTGGAGCCTCAACTTCACCCTCATCAGGAGGTACTAGCATGGCAGGCGTATACGCGAACCAAACGAAGTGGGAAGTGGACTTCTCCAGGCTGCTTGCCGGCACGCCCACGTACGTCAAAATCGGGGATGTTATCTCCATCGACTTCGGCGGATTGACGAGCGACACGCTCGACTCTAGCGTCCACGGCGACGCGTGGCGCAGTTACGTCGCTGGCTTGAAGGACGGCGGGACGGTCAGCATGACAGTCAGGTTCGGTCCTAAAACGCATGCGGACCTGCTCGACAATGTCGGCACGAAATGCGCGAACCAGTGGACGTTCCCGCTGGAAACCAGCACGAACGTCACGCCCCTCGGGATTGAGTGGGACGGCATCATTCAAACGGTTGGTGTCGCCGCGCCCCACGATGGGCTTCTCGAAGCGAGCGTGACGGTGCAACTGTCTGGCGCTCCCACCATCACTGACGAAGCGGCAGCGTAAGTCTTAGCCCCCGTTCCGGGGGCTTATTTTGTGCGCTGCAAGGGACGTATTCGGCGCTTCTCTCGCGTGCCCGCCCTCCCCTTGGGGCGGGCCTCTCCACCAAGGGGGCTTATGCCAAGCATCACCATCAACCAGAAAGAGATCCCGCTGCGCCTCACCATGCGGCGCGTCAGGCTGTTCAAGGAACACGTGGGCGTGGACCTCCTGAACGCGAAAGGCAAAGACATTCAGAAGGCCCTCACGACACCCGAAGGCATCACCGGCGCGTTGTACGCCTTGGCGGGCGGCCGGAAAGCGACGGGTGTCGACTTCGAAGATTTCGAGGATGCCATCGATATTCACGACCTCCCCACTATCGCGGAGCAACTCCAACTCGTGTTTCAACGCGACACGCCGGAAGAGGGTGACGAGGGAAACGCGAAGAGCGGCGAGTAACGCTGGACGACCTCGAAGCCATGTGGTGCATCCACTTGCGCCAGCCAGCCGTCGAGTTTTGGGAGTCCACACCTCGCCGCGTTTCCATCTTCACGACCGCTCACGCTCAGGCCGAAGCCAAGACGGATTACAGGTTCGGTGTCGTCGCTTCGATCATTGCGAACGTCAACCGCGGCAAGAACCGTAGACCGTTCAAGCCCGCCGACTTTTTCGAGTCGCTCCAAACCAAGAGAGTCCAGTCGCCGGGTGACATGCGAACCATGTTCCTAGCCGTCGCGCGGGCCGCGCAGAAGCGGAGGGCGTCATGAACGAACGCATCGTAGTTGATGTCGAGGCTAACGCCCAGAAGTTCAATCAGGGCATTAGTGGCGTCATTCAGAAGCTTGGTGGACCGGGGACGCTGGCAATTGCGGGCGCAGCTGCCGCGGCTGGCGCTGCCATCGCTGCATTCAGTGTGAAGGGCGTCCAAGCATTCGCGCAGCTTGAGACAGGCATGAACGAGGTGTTCACCCTCATGCCCGGCATGACTGAAGATGCGATGGGCAGCATGACGCAGGACGTTCAGGACTTCGCGGTGGAGATGGGGGTCCTGCCGGACGATATTGTGCCGGCCCTGTACGACAGCATCAGCGCAGGCGTCCCGAAAGAGAACGTGTTCGACTTCCTGGCGACAGCGAATGAACTCGCGATTGGCGGCGTGTCGGACTTGAACACGGCGGTGGACGGCCTGACCTCCGCCACGAACGCGTACGGCACGGACCTCCTGTCCGCCAGCGACGCGGCGGACATCATGTTTACCGGCGTGAAGCAAGGCAAGACGACGATCGACGAGTTGAGCAGGACGGTGAGTGAGACGGCTCCCATCGCCGCATCGCTGGGCGTGAGTTTCGTGGACACGACGGCAGCCCTGTCCGCCATGACGAGTCAGGGTGAACCGAGCCAGAAGGCCGCAACGAAACTGCGCCAGATGATGGCGGAACTGTCGGACGCCACGAAGGGGGCAGGCAAGACGCTGCAGGCGATCACGGGTGAGGACTTCCCGGCGTTCATCGCGGGTGGCGGCACGATGCAGGAAGCGATCGAGTTGATCGCGGATGATGCGGAGAAGCACGGCGGGCGGGTTCAGGACGAGTTCGGCAGTATCGAGGCAGGCATGGCAGCCACCATGCTGGTCAGCACCACGGGCCGCGAGAAGATGAACGAGAACATGGCCGCGATGGGGGACGCGGCAGGAGCGACGGACGCGGCGTTCGAGACGATGGACCAAGGCATCGCTCGCACCTGGGAGCGAATGAAGGCAAGCCTCGCATCGTTCATGACGGAGATTGGGGAGCGGTTGGGTCCCGGCGTCACGAAGATTCTGGGCAAGGCGCTGGAGGGGTTCAACACGTTTGCGGAGGGCACCCTGGCGTTCCTTGACCGCGTGATGGGGGATTGGGACGGCACGTGGGAGTCCATCGCTGGCGAGACGGACAGTACGGTGGCTCGCATCCTGAACATCGGGAAGGCGTTGTGGACCGGCATTAGTGCTGCGTTCGATGTCATCGTGGCCGCCTGGAATAACGTGCTCATGCCCATGTGGGACATCATGGGGCCGACCGTCATGACAGCGGTGGACATGGTGCTCAGCGTGGTGGAGACCTCCCTGAACGCCGTCGCTGGCGTGCTGGAGATGGTCGCGGCACTCCTGAGTGGAGACTTCTCCGGGGCGTGGGACGCAGCGAAGACACTGGCCACCGACAATTTGGACGGGATTCAGGAGGCAGCAAGGCTCTGGTGGAAGGGCGTGAAGGGCACGTTCGACAAGATGGTGACGTTCGTGAACACCATCCTCGACACCATGTTTGGCGACCTGTTCAGGATGGGCGACAAGAGCGTGACGGACCTCGGCGCGAGTATCAAGTCCGGGTGGGACGGAATGCTCGGCACGATGCGGGGCGTCATGCCCGACATGATTGGGGAGGCCCGCCACACGTGGGACACCATGAGTCGCCTCATCAACGAAGCGGTGCAGAACGACCGGACGGCGCTCAGCGGGGCGTGGGACGGCATCAAAGCGGTGCTGACCGAGGCGTGGGGCATCATTCAGACGGCAGCGGAAAACGTGTTCGCGTCCATCCGGGCGTCCATCGAGTCGGCCTTCAACGGCTTAGGCGACTACGTGCGGGGCGTGTTCAGTGGCGTCGTGGACGCCATCGGCGGAATCTTGGACGGCATCGCAAGCCGCATCTCGTCAGCGGTGGAGGCCGTGACGGGCCTGTTCAACCGGACGGACCGTGCGGAGGAACGGGCACGCGAAGCGGCAGCGGCGTCGCAGGAAGCGATTGACGCTATCGACACGAGCATTGGGGAGATCGACCCGGTGTTCCAGAACGACCCGCTCGCACCCAACCCGGACAGTGGACTCGACATCGACCCGACCATCCTCACGCCGGACGACCTGGCTGACCGGGGTGGCCTCCCCGAGTTCGCGACGGGGGGCCTCGTCACAAGCGCCACGCTTGCCCTCATTGGTGAGGCAGGCCCCGAAGCCGTCGTGCCGTTGGACCGCCTCGGCGGCATGGGCGGGGGGAGTCAAACGATCATTGTGGAGCTCGACGGCCGCACCCTCCTCCGCAGCGTCGCGCCGAGGTTGGTTGACGAGCTGCGATTGAAGACCGGGATTGCCGGACTGTGAAGCTCTACACGCGCAGCACCGCAGCCGGAACGTGGACCGAACGCGACACGGCGGTGGACAGCATCACGATCACCGACGAAGTCAACGCGCGCAGCACCGCGACCGCCACGATTCTCGATTCGACTGGCGTTCTCTCCTTCCCCCGCGGGACCGGCATCAAGATTGAGCGCGGCAACGTGTCTACCGTCACGTACGGCGGGCAGCCAGTCACGTACGGAGGGGAGCCCGTCACGCATTGGGGCCCCCTGTTCGTAGGGTTCATCATGCAAAGCCAGGAAGGCCGCATTGGGATAGGCGGCGTGAGGCGCCACCAAATCGAGGCGGTAGACCTGCATTACCTACTTGACAAGCGCATCGTCACGGACGCGTACCAAAACGCGACAGCTGGCGACATTGTCAACAGCCTCATCACCACCCACTTGACTGGGGAAGGCGTCACCGCCGGCTTGATTCAGTCCGGCCCCACCATTCGGGCTATCACGTTCGACTACATCACCGTCGCCGACGCCCTGTCCGACCTCGCTGCTAGGGCGGGGTTTTGGTGGCGCGTCAACCCCGACGCTAGCCTCGACTTCGCGGAACCCATCGACCTGTTGACCCTCTACGCAGGGAGTGTCGGCATTCTCTCCGGCGCCGCCAGCGTCAACGCAGGCGCTGAAGGGAGCGAAGGCACTACCGTCGACGTGGAAACCATCGCCCTAGCCGACAGTGCCAATGTGCAGCGGCACGCGAAAGGGTACCGGAACCGGCAATGGGTCAAGGGCGGGCAATCCCAAACCGTGATTCAAGTCGAAACGCAGTACGGGGACGGCGAAAAACGCGCGATCGCCGTCGGGTTTCCCGTCGCGAAAGAACCCACCGTCGAAATCAGTGTTTCCGGTGGTGCGTGGCGAACCCAAACCGTTGGCGCGGCCGGCATTCAGACGGGGCAGTGGTTGTGGAGCCAAAACAGCGTCACCCTGAAACAAGATTCTAGCGAAGCGGTCCTCACGAGCGCGGATCGGGTCCGCATCACGTACACCGGCCTGTTCAACGTCATTGCGAAGGTCGACGATGAACCCGCGCAGAACGAACGCGAGACCGTGGAGGGCGGCACCGGCATTGTCGAAAACGTGTTGATGAACACCGCCAGCGACTCGCAAAACGAAGCCATTCAATTGGGTGGCGAGCTGCTGGAGTATTGGACGCCGCAAGCCGTCACCCTCCGGTTCGCAACGATGGACGCCACGTTCTATCCCGGCGACACTGCCCGCTTCACGTTGAACGAGGCGGGCATCGTGAGTGAAACGGGGCTTGTGCAGACCGTCGAGCATTTCACGGCGTCGCAGCAGGAACGCGTGATTGTCACGGTCGTCATTGGCCCCCGCGAAGGGGATTGGGTCGCCTGGTTCGGGCATTTGTCCCGCAGGATTGACCGCGCCACGGAACGCGCGGGTGGCGAGGTGGAGATCGTCACGAGCCAAGAGGCGTTCAGTAAGACGTGGACGGTTGCGGAACGCCCCAACATTTTCACCGTTTGGTACCCGGGAGTTTCTACCTACCCAGGCGCTACGCCGGTTGCTGCGTTCCGGCCCGAGAAGCGGGTCACGCACTTGGCTTGGTACGAGGGCGGCACGGAACTCGGCCGGAAAGCGTTCACCGTCCAAACGGGCGAAGACACCACCGAGATTGTGACGACTACGGTCCTCGTGACGACGGACGCGGTCGGCGACATTGACGAGTTCGCTTGGTTCGGTGGGGATGAAGCCGGCATGACGCTCGAGTCGGGCGTGGAGGTGGACCGGCAAGCGTTCGTCACGACCAAGACCGATATTGAAATGTTGCAAGTTGTGAAGGCGGATACGCGATGGTGAACGGCGGTACAATGCAAGCCGTAGAAGCCCCTCGCGGCGCGGTAACGCCCAGGGGCACTAAGCCTGATTGGAGGCTCAGCGATGCACACCGTATACGAAATTTGCCTTAGTGGCACCGACCGGAAGTACGTCGGTCGGACGAAGCACCGTTACCCCCGTCAGCGGTGGCGGACGCACCGGTACCTGGCCCGAAAGGGCGACACCCGGCACGCACCGAAGCTGTATGACGCTATGCGCCAATATGGCGTGGACGCCTTCACGTTCCGCGTCTTGGGAACGTTCGAAGAAGAAGGCGCCGCGATCGAAACGGAGCGCCGCTACGTTGCCACGTTCCGAGCACGAGAGGTTGGGTTCAACATCGATCCAGGCGGTCGCAATGCAGCACATCGCGCAGACCGCACGCGTCGACGGATCGCCGATAAGAAGCGCGGTAGGCCCCTCTCACCCGAACATCGCGCGGCCCTCCGCGGCGTGAAGCGCAGGCCATTCACTGCGGAGCACATCGCGAACATGTCCGCGGCCCAGAAGCGCAGACGGGCTGCAGAAAAGCGAAAAACGGAGGTGTAATGTGGCGTATTCCCCCACTACTTGGATTGACGGCACCACCGGCATCACCGCCACCCGCCTGAACAACATTGAGGCAGGTGTCGAGGGGCAGGGCCGCGACCCGACGCTAGAGTTCCAGTCCTACGTCACCGTGACGGCAGGCTCGACGTACGTCGTCCCGTCCGGCCTGTACCACGCGTGGATGCAGGGCGTGGGAACGCCCAGCACGGACTACGTGTTTGAGGTGAACAGCAACGGGTGGCAGCCTCTGCCGGCAGGCGCCACGGGAACCATTGGGGCAGGCGTGAGCGGTAGGGCGTCCACCTTGTTCTCCGACGGTACGAATGTCCGGGTCCGGAACTTGTCCGGCTCTGCCGCGTACCTGATCCTGGCGCAAGTCCACTTGTCTGGGGTGACGCCATGAGCATCGACGCACTGAACCTCGGTACGTCACCGGACGGCGCGGGTGGCGATACGCTGCGCGCGTCGAACACGACGGTCAACGCGAACTTCGCTGAGTTGGCGCCCGGCATCGTCACGAAAGCCGCTGACTTCACGCTCGCCGCGACTGACGCGAACAAGACGATCCGCGTCACCGGGACGGTCACCGTCACCCTGCCGCCCAGCCTCGATGACGCGTTCACCTGCACCATCCTGAACGTCGGGACGGGCGTGGTGGATTTCGCTACCGGCACGGGCGTCACCACCATTCCGACCACCCTCCCCGACCTGGACAATAGCGGGGATGCGGAAGCGACCGTCGCCTGGATTCAACATGCTGGCAGTGACGTGTTTGACGTGATTGCGGACGCTGCCGAACCCGTCACCCTCGGTTTTGCCCTCTCGGACGAGGATACGGACTTGGCTGTGGGGGCGGGCGTCCTGACGTTCCGCATGCCGTTCGCGGTGTCGGTGACGGAGATCCGGTTTGGCGTCAACGTGGCGCCCACAGGGGCTGCACTCCAGTTCGACATCAACGAGGGCGGTACGACGGTCCTGTCGACCAAGGCCACGATCGACGCTACGGAGAAGAGCTCGGCCACCGCAGCCACTGCCGCCGCGCTGTCCGATACGGCTTGGGCAGACGACGCGGAGATGACGGTAGATATCGACCAGATCGGGTCGACCATCGCCGGGGCCGGCGCGAAGCTCTGGATCTACGGGTACCGGGTCGCCTGATGCAGACGGTCCTCATGAGTCCGTTCCGGCAGGCGGCGGTCGTGTCCACCCCTGGCTCTGTGGATATTCGGGCAGCGGCGATCAACGACGCATTGACGGTCATTGCGCCCTCATCCTGGTACCAAGCAGACCCACTGTATTGGACAGGATCAAATGGCATTCAGTTCCTCCGCTTCACGAACGTGGCTATCCCGCAAGGCGCAACCATCACCAGCGCCACGCTAACGGTGTACACGGCAGCGAACATGGCTGGCGCTGTAGCGAATGATGAGGTCAGGGTCTACGGGGAGGACGTAGACAACGCCACCCAAATCTCGAGCGCATCAGGAGCCGTGACGCGCTTCACGAACAATAAGACGACCGCGAGTGTCGATTGGTACCCGTGGGAAGCCAACGGGCCATTGACCGGCATTGACCAGCCCGTCATCAGCCCCACCATCGCCGCGATTGTGCAGGGGATCGTGAACCGGACCGGTTGGGTGAGCGGGAATGCCCTGCAATTCATGGTGGATGACCTAGAGACGCAGAACAACAGTCTCGCCATGCAGTCGGGCTACACGGGCGGCGCAGGCACCTACCCCCGGTTGGAGGTGACGTACTCATGATGTGGACGCAAACCGCTTCTGGGTTGCACACCCCCCGCGTGTTGGGGGCGCGCGGCATTGTCGCAGCCCTCGCGCAACGCAGGCGCGGCGGCGCAGCGCCCATCTCCACAAGCGGTGGGGGGGACGGCAGTACCCCACCGCCCGGCGGGGGTGGCGACCCGCAGGTGTACACCTTCACGGAGGACACCACGACGGACTTCCCGAACCCGGAGCGTGGGTGGTACACGGAAAACGTGTATTGGGGCGGCAGTCCCGGCGGGGATTCGTTCGCAGGCACGCCACTCGACGGGTTCGTCACTGGAAACAAACCGACGCTTGAGCTGTACTACGTGAACCTCCGCAACTACCGCTTCGGCAGTCTGTCAAGCGACTTCCTGACGGATCACGAGGCCGTATTCCAGGCTGCCCGGTCGGCGGGCGTGAAGTTCGCGCTTCGCTACGCGTACAACCGCAACATGATTACCGACGCGAACGGCGACCCGATCGATAGTGAGTGCGACACGAGCCTCACGCAAATGCAGGACCACATTAGCGACCTCGCGACCCTCTGGGCGTCCTACAAGGACGTCATCGCCGTCCTTCAGGGCGGGTTTGCGGGTTGGTGGGGGGAGCAGTGGGGCGGCGCGATCAACACCACCACAGAGCGTGACGGGCTGATTGACTCCCTCCTGACGAACACGCCAAGCACCACGATGGTGCAATGGCGCGACCCGTTCTGGCTTCGCGACCGCTACCCCACCCCCATCACCAGTGGCGACCGGTTCGGAACGGGCAACCAAGCAAGGGCCGCGCACTACAACGATTGCGTTGGGAGTGGCTACGACTGGCAAACGTACTTCACGAGCGACGGGTCTACCGGAACGCAAAAGTTGGAGTATGCGGAGGATATCGCGCCGTTCGTCGTGATGGGCGGCGAGTCCTGCAACGGGAATGGCCTCGGAGATTTCAACAACGGGTCGTACATGCAAGGCCGATTCGAAGCTTTGTCGTGGGACTACCTCAACAGCGAGTACTGGATGGACATGTACACCAAGTGGGATGGGGAAGGGTACCTCGCGTCCATCAGTCGCCGTCTCGGGTACCGCCTGTTCCTCTCCCAAGCCACCCTCCCCACCAGCGCAGTGGCAAGCGCCACGGTCAGTGTCACCCTCCGCTTCATTAACCGCGGTTTTGGGAAGGTGTACAACCCGCGCCCCATCGACCTGATCCTCGTCGGTTCGGGTGGCCCGTTCACGGTTAGCTTGACGGAGGACGCTCGCCAATCCCTGCCGCTTGGTGGTCAGGTGCGGGAGGACACGTGGAACGTCACGATGCCTGCCGGGCTTGTGGCGGGCGCGACGTACGCCCTTCACCTTCGCATGCCGGACCCCAGCGCGAACCTTGAGGGTGACGATCGGTACACGATTCGCCTTGCGAACAGCGGCATGTGGGACGGCGCGACGGGGCGGCACGACTTGGGTGCCGCGGTGAGCGTCCCGGCATGATGCACGAGAGGACTCGCATCGTTCGCGTGCCGCTCATGTGGCCAGCCTGGGCGGATGCGCAGGTACTTGTGCCGCGCACCATATTCGCTCGGCGGGGTGTTCGCCTCCCCGTCCGGTTCGTTGCTCAGGAGCTGGTGCATGTCGAGCAGATGGAACGGCTTGGGGTGTTCCTGTACTGGCTTCAGTACTTGCGGCTGCGGCTGCGGTATTCGTACGCGACGCACCCGATGGAGGTCGAGGCGCACGACGCGCCCATGTCGGCCGAGCGGTTGGAGGCAGCCGCGCGGGTCCTGGGTCGGGAGGCGTCATGACGGAATCGCGCAGAGTTAGATCGTGGCTTAGCCCCTCGGAGGCGGGCTTTTCATTGATGCCGTGTGGGAGGTTCCCATGAGCGCAATCGTGACGAGCAATGGAAAGATCGTGTACTACGACTCGAAGATCGTGACGTTCGACCTCGCAACCAAGATTGCGAGTGTCGACCCCAACCCGGATCGCACGGTCACCGTCGACGCCGAGGTTAGGACTGTGGCGGTGCCGGCGGAGGACAGGACGGTGACCGCGTGAAGACGTTTCCGAAAGATTCGGACGCCTTGTCGGACTTCAGTGTGGATTGGAGCTCGTGGCTCGCGACGGGCGAAACCATCAGCACGAGCGAGTGGACGGTTCCTAGCGGCTTGACGGAAGGCGCAACGACAGAGAGCAGTGGCGTGGCGACCGTGTGGCTATCCGGTGGCGCGGTGGGCACGACGTACCGCGTATCCAACAAGATCAGTACGAGCGAGTCGCGTGTGGATGAGCGTTCGTTCTTCGTGAGAGTCACCGACCGATGAGAGGGGTGAGGCATGCCGGAACTTATCGACAGCACTGATTTGGATTGGACGGAGGCGTCCGGGAACCTAACCGGAGCGAAGAAAACGACGCAAGTCATGCTCAAGGAATGGGCGCAAGGAGAGGATTACGAAGCCACCTCAATCACGAGGGATTCGGATGGCGTGGTGACGACCGCGACCGTCAAGTGGCCGGACGCTAGTGCTGGGACCTTCACGACGACCACGAAGAACTCGACGTGGCTCGCGATTGACGCCTACACGATCAGCCACGCTGACTCCGGCAAGACCGTTACACAGTCGGCCGCCACCCGTGACGCCGACGGCCTCATCACTACCAAACCGGCCTTGACGGTCGCGTAGGAGGAATCATGAGCGTATTCGCGCCAGGCAAGCAAACTGTGACGATTACGGGTACGGGCAGTACACTCGCAGAGCAAAAAACCGACTCGGACCTCTCCGGCGGGAGTGTGACGTTCGGCGAAACCGTAACCGCAATCGAAATCTTCAACAAGGACGCCAGCAACGACGGGGTGTTCACCGTCAACGGGTTCGCGATTACTGTCCCCAGCCAAAGCGCGTACGCGCGACCCGTCGGCGGCACGCCAAGTGCCACTGTCACCGTGACTGGCAGCACTAGCTTTGAGATCCGCCGGTTGACGTGATTGAATTCGGGTACAAATTCGGGTTTGGACAATCCGGGCTAGTTACGCCTGGCTTCGTTCTACGTGACACCTTCACGGATGCTGACGGCACGAACCTCACCGCGCACACGATGAACGTGGGGCCCGGTTGGACCGTGGCGGACGGCACGTTCGAAATCAACGCAAACAATCAAGTGCAAGCCACGGTCGTTAGCGGTAGCCAGGCGAAAGCCACCGCCATTTCGGACGCGGGCATTGCGAACATCAGTCTCGCCTGCAACCTTTATACGGGAGACGCGAATGGTGTGGGCCTGAATCTGCGGTACAAGGACACCGGCAGTTTTTGGAACGCTGCGCTTGCGACCAGCGCCAATGAACTCCGAATCTTTCAAATCGAGTCGGGCCTCCCTACGGAACGCGCAGCAGTCGCGCTCACCCTCGCGCCCTCTACGTGGTACACCCTCACCTTCACAGCCGACGGGAACGCGCTGACCGCCACTGTAGGCGCGTCCTCTTGCAACTACACGAGCACCTATAACAACGACCAAACCAGTCACGGCATTCGCTCTACGAGTACAAGCCAAGCATTTGACAATTTCGAGGCTAAGGCATGAGTTACGGATTCCGAAACAGCGAAACCCGAGGGCAAGGCAGGTACTTTGACGGGTGGCGCTGGGTTCGAGCGCCGGTCACCCTATGGGCACCAGGTAGCGGCTGGGAAAGCACGTCCGTTGAGTGGCCGCAAATCACGCAGCACATTGGGAAACTGTACTCGTACTACCACGCTAACGGAATCGCTTACCAGATTGGGCTTGCCACCGCCGATCACTTGCTTGGCCCCTGGACGAAAGACGCAAGCAACCCCCTGCTTACGCTTGGCTCAAGCGGCGCGTGGGACGACGCGCATATTGCACATCCGACCTTGATTCAGAAACCGAACGGGGATTACGTCCTCGTGTACTTCGGTGATGACGGCACCAACATCCAAATGGGTGTCGCTACCGCTTCCGACCCGGCTGGCCCCTGGACGAAGAGTGTAAGCAACCCCGTCATCACTGCCCCTAGCGGTTCGAACGGTGGGTGGGGCGGCCCCGTGTTCTATTACCAGGACCGCTTTTACGTGTTCTACCCGGAGGAGCAGGGCAGCGTTGGGACATTCGACGCGCCTACCGGATGGGCGTTGTACTCCGCAAGCGATCCTATCGGGCCGTGGAGCAAGCTAGGAGACGTAACCGTCAAGGGGGTCGGTGTGAACGAGGCGCTAGTACACACCATCCGCAGCGTCACGCCAATCGGAAGCGAATTCTATGCGTTTGGGACGGTACGGCAACTGTTTGGTTCAAGCCGGAAACAGCACATCGCAGCGTTCGCCAGCGATGATCTGCTCACGTGGCGGGCAGTACCAGGCACGCCCCTCATCTTCAGCCTGCCGGATGCAGTGGCTAGCGAAGCTAATTACGCTCGCCTGAAGCCCGATGACATCAATTACGAGCATGTGTTCCCTGTGCAAGATGAGGCTGGCTTGTGGTTGGTAGCGAGCGGCCGGGGCAATCGGAACATGGGGGCGTGGTTGGGTGTGCCTCCGGGGCGCGAGTTCAGCATGAGGATTCGGGAGTACCTGAACGATGCAAGCCTTGCGACGGGCGCTACAACCAGCGCGGATGATACGCGGCCCCTTCGGCTTCAGGATGCGCATAGTGTATCCGTGACGTGCCAAGCGACCGTGAATGCGTCAGCGACAAACGGGTTGAAGTTGGGTTTGTATCCGAGTGGGGACGGCATGGAGTTCGATACGGTCGCGCACAGCGAGAAGACGTTGGCAGTACCTGCTTCGGGTACGGCGTTGCAAGGTACATGGAATTTAGATGTACGGGGTTTCGCGTTTGCGCAGGTGCGTGTTGAAAATCTCGATGCGACGTACGCGGCAACTGACGTGATTCTGGACGTAACCGTGAAGGGCTAGCCGCGGTTCTGGACGGATAAGGCGGCTACCACCGCGCAAGCACAGCCCCCATCCGGGGGTTTTTCCTTTGGGAGGCCCGAATGATCGCAACCTGGGCGCATGCGCTAGACACAAGCGAGATTCGTGACCTCGCCAAGCAGATCCCTGGCCTGGGCCTCGTCTTGTACCAACGCAACTACGAGCTCGCCCGGGAGTTCCGAGCCATCGCGTACGTGCCGACGTCGACAGCGGCGGAGGTTGCGAAGCTCTACCCGTTCGAGGGGTTCATTTGCGGTCGCGACGAGCCCAACGTCTTGGATGAGTACCGCGGCCCGTCAGGGAAGTACCTCACGCCCAGCCATTCAAGGTTGCAGTACGACGTGGTGAATGAAGTGCTTGGGAATCACCCGGGGTGGAGAGTCCCCGCCGCCTTGGCGCCCACCTACAGCTTTTGGCGGTACATCTTCTGCGCCACGACATTCCCTGACGAGTACCAGAGGGAGCGGGGCGCACCGCACGTCGCGTGGACTCCGACGAAAGTCAGGAAGCGTGAGATTGCGCGGGTTCGCAGGGAGTACGCCGGTCCGCAAGTCATCGCGCCCGCGCCCTACATCGGGTGGAACCGCTTCTTTATCCCGTCACCCACGTGGCACATCGAGTTTGCGCGGTCGAACCCCGATACGCACGTCGCCTTCTGGAGCCTGCAATCCGCGAAGGGCCAAGTCGGCAAGCACGGCCTGTTCGACAGGGACGGAACCATGACTCGCGTCGGCACGGCCGTTAGGGAGGCCATGAATGCCTAGCCGAAACCCAGCAGACCTCCACCCCGAACTCGAAAAACGGTGGGAGTGGATGCAGGACGAGTGGAAGCGCCGCTACCCAGACGCGCCTCAACCCTTCCTGACGTGCACCCACAGGCCGGCCAGTGAACAGCAAGCCCTCGTCGACGAGGGCAAGAGTCGCGCGTTGCCGATGCGGTCCTTGCATAACTTCCTGCCCGCCTACGCGTTCGACGTCGCGTTCCTGCGGCCCGACGGTGGCGTCACGTGGGACTTCCACTGGTTCGAGAAGTGGGGCGAGCTCGCCGAGGAGATCGGTCTTGTCTGGGGCGGCCGGTGGGGACACCTGGTCGACGGTCCGCACGTCCAGTTGGATATCGACTGGCGCGTCGCCCAGGCTGGCGTCATCCCGCCCCTACCGCCCTTGCCATCGAGACACCCCCGCGTACCGCTCTACAGCGAGTCAAACGAGCTGCTGGGGGAGGTGACCATCGTCGACGGTCGGAAGGCATACCTGAGTGACGAAGTAAGGGCGCGCCTGTGACCCGGTGGCACCCCGGAGCGAGCTGGTGGAGGGCCTTCATCCAGAGGCGCCACATGCGCCGGATACGGAGGGACGGACGGTGAAAAGCGCCAAGGTCGTGTGGGATCCCGTCGAGCCGCGCATGGAGTGCCGCGTCTGCGGAGCTCATGTCATTTGGCGCGACGGCCGGAAGCACTGCGGCACGTGCGGGCGGGACCGCGTAGATATGGAACTCCGGCAAGCCGCGACAGGCCCGCGTAGATGCCATTGCGGCGCTCGCATCATCTACCGCATGGGGCATTACTGGTGCCCGACGTGCGGGTGGGACCCGAAGGGGGCACGCCATGAACGCGTTTGAACAGGTTCTGACGGACCAGAAGGATTACGTCACGCAACTCTTGACGCAGGCGGAAGCGCGGGAAGCAAGAGTGGATGCGGACCTTGTGGAGTTGCGGGCGTCGAAACTTCGGTCGAAGGAACGCGTCGCAGAATTGCGAACGGCGCTAGCTGCAATTGAACTGGATTTGGAACGGGAAGCAATCAACAACCTGTGAGGAGGTGATCCACCTATCGCGCGGCGCGGGCTAGCCCCCCGCTGACACCGCCGCTGGAAGGCTGGTGATGCTCCTGTTTATAGCGAACTTACGCCACTTTATGCCGCTTTTCACGGGCGGCCTTTTGATTGGAGACCCGCATGAAGAAACTCCTGTGGATGATCCCCCTGCTTGCCCTCGGTATCGCCCTGGCGCAGCCGGAGACGCTGCCTGAAGCCACGTGGGACCCAGCACAGTGGTTCGGTAGTGCCGCAGCCCTCGCGGCTGTCGTAGCGGCTGCTGTGGCGTTCCTCAAGCGGAACGTCCTGACAAACCTGGCGGGCTGGCTGACGGTCGGCATGAGCTTCGCGCTTGCCATTGTCGCTGCTGTCGTCGCGAGCTTCACCAGCATCTACGACGCCGCTCTGATGGAGGCCGTCACGTTCGGTGGTAGCGCGGGCCTGCTCGCGTCCGGCGGTTGGGACGCTTTGCGGGGGCTGCTCCGCTCGGGGGAGTAGATGCGCCGAGCGGCGGTCTTGACGATCGCGCTGCTGCTCGGCGGAACCGCTCTAGGCTCAGGTAGTTTCTCAGCCAAGATTGACGTGACCGCCCTCGAGGTGGACATGAATCTTGAGCAGAGCGTAGCTGAGTGGAACGGCTGGACAATCTACGCCGGCAGCGGGTTTGCCGTGTCCCGCGAGGGCGTCGAACGGCTGGCGCCCTACTCGATGGCCTGCAAGGGCTGGGACGCCTTCATCGCGTATGCCGAGGTGTGCACCGAACTGCGGGCGCCCATCATCGGGCCGGGCAGCATACTCCGCGTGTACTTCTCGGCGGTCTGGTAACCGTTTCTGATACCGACGGGCTGCACGTAACCCTTTCCGAAGGTACGTAACGGGTTTAGTCGCGCCTGCGATTGTCAACGGTGGGTGCACAATCGCGCTTGCAGGCAAACGTACATGCAGGCATAACGCAGGCGTTATACCCGGCCGTTCGCACAATGAAGCGTTCGCTCTATAAGCCCCGCCGCTAGTGAAGGGCGGGGTTATCTACGCACGACCACGTATCACAGCCGCCTCGGCACCCTAGGAGGGAGCCCCGTGGACGACGATGACCGTCAAACGATAGCCCGCATACGCCACCTAATGGACGGTAACGGCGTTCCACCCCTAACCACGCGACTCGACCGGCTCGAAAGTGGCTATGAGCGGCAAGCTGAAGCCATTGCAAGGCTCGAACGGTACGCGGAGGAAAGCCAACGCAACACAAGCGAACTGTTGGGCGGTTGGAAGGTCGCGAGGTGGTTCCTAATCGTGTTCACTCCAGCAATCATCGTGTTCAGTTGGTGGGTCGCCAGTAAGTTGCAGGCCATCTCGTGACGCACATTGAGTTGGATACCCACACGTTTGATGATGGCGAGACGAGGGTCTGCCTGTTCTTTGATGAGGTGAACGGTGGGGTGTTGCCCCTGCCAGCTGAGGATGCCGTACTGTTGGCCGCGCTCCTGAGCGAGAACTTGGATGCGTACGACCAGGTGATCGAGCTTGCGCGCACCATCCTGGGGCTTGGGTATTCGGATGGGATGGACGCGTGAACCCTCACCGCCGCGAGGTCAAAGGTGACAGTCTGGTCGTGACGTTCGACGGGGTGGGTGCAGGGTGGGAGCAGTGGATTCTCGTCACGTCAGACCGGCATTGGGATTCCAAGCACTCAGATCGCGCCATGCAAAAGAGGCACCTTGACGAAGCTGTCGAGCGGGACGCGTTGGTCATGGACCTCGGGGATCTGTTCGACGGAATGCAGGGGCGGAACGACCGGCGGGGTGACAAGTCCAGCCTCCGCCCGGAGCACCAGACGGCGGACTATTTCACGAGCCTGGTCGATACGGCGACCGAGTGGTTCGCACCGTACGCCGAGAACATCATCATGCTCGGCACAGGGAATCACGAGTCGGCCATCGTTAGGCATAACGAGATCAACCTGACGTGGCACCTGGCTCGCCAGTTGAATGCCATGCACGGCGGGGATATTCACCAGGGTCGCTACAGTGGCTATGTCAAGTGTCAATTCAGGGCGCCGGGGCCGAGAACCTACCGCCCATCCATCCTCGCGTATTACCACCACGGGAGTGGCGGGGCGAGCCCCGTGACGAAAGGCGTGATCGGAACGAACCGCAGGGCCGTGTTCCTGCCCGACCCGCACGTCGTCCTGACGGGGCATTCCCACCAAACGTGGCAAGTCCCCATCACGCGCGAACGTGTGAACGACGGGGGCGCCGTGTTCATGGATACGCAAATGCACATATCAGTGCCGAGCTACAAGATGGAACCTCGGCGTGAGGGGTACGCAGCTGAGAAGGGGTACGCCCCGACGGAGAAGGGCGCCATCTGGTGGCGTTTGTACTACCGGGCGATGGCGGTTCATAGCGAGTGGACGTGGGCTAGATAGCGTCCTGCACGTGGTATCCTGCGTGTGCTTGGTAGGTGGCGTGACGGATGCCCAGGGTCCCCAAGCGAATGCGCCCCATCTTGACGTGGGGCGCTCTACATTGTGTAGCGCCTCGCGTGGAGGTTCTGTGCGGGAACCGGAGCGAGGCGCAGGGCGAGGGTAGCAGGACGGCAGGGCAGGGCGATGGGCAGGAGCCTAGAGCCTCGCGGCCATCCAGTCGAGCATCCGTCGGATCGCGCGGATGAAGGGCGCGGCGGCGACGATCTGCGCGCGTCGTAGCCGGCGACCGGCCGCTTCCAAGGTGTCGGTGCGCCTCATGCCGCCCATCCTACGTCAGTCATGCTGCGTCCTTGTCAAGCGCCGCATCGACAACCTCTCGAACGTCTCGCCTGAGGTACCGCTGGTCTCGCGCCATGACCGCGACTCGCTCCAGCGCCGAGCGAAGCTCGTCGATCTCCGTCAGCAACTCCAGCACCACGCTGGGCGGAGTTTGCGCGATGAACTCGGCAGCCTCCGACCCCAAAAGCCATCGCAGGTCGTCAGGGTCGTACCAGTGCCCGTCGGCTTCCTGGTGGGCATCTCGCGCTGCGGTAGCCAACTCCTCCCGCGTCATGCTTCGTCCTTGGCTTGCAGCTCGTCTCGCAACTTGTACAGGATGCGCAGGCCGTACCCGTCGTCGCTAACGCCGGAGAAGCGGTGCGAATCGTCGATCGCTTCATCCAAGTCCCGCCGAATCACGATCCTCGTATCCTCACTCAGGTGCTGCCACGCGTCGCGCAAGTGGTCGCACGTCATCTCCAGGGCGTAACTGCGGCGATAGAAGCCATAGCGAACTGACTGTATGACGACCCACTCGGGTACGCGAAGGCCGTCAGCCTGGTTGCGTTCGAGCTTCGCGACGTACCGCCGAAGGCTGTTGACGGCTCGCGACGCGTCGAAGGTTTGGCCGTCGCCCCACTGCCACTCTTGGCCACGGAAGAACACCTCGAGGTCGTTCATGTGCTTCGCGACGGCAGGCGGGCGGCTCACGCTTCCTCCTCGTCGACGAACATGCCGCCTTGCTCATGCAAAGCACTCAGTGCATCCTGCACCGCCGCGTAGGCGCGAGGGATACCGATGGATTCCAGGTACTCGTCACTCCAGCCGGTCTGCATGTTGGCAAGCGTCGTCCACTTGGCGCAGGCAAGCGTCAGGGTGGTCAGGGTCTTCCGGGAGACGGCCACGGTGTCCGCCTGGTCGTACTCGAACGTGCTCATGCTTCCTCCTCGTCAAGTTGGAAGGCGGCGCGGATGCGGGCTGCCAACTTGTGCCGGTGCGACCAGCCGGATGACTCCACAATCCTGACGGCTTCACGAATGTCGCGGGTCAACTGGTCATCAGGCGGGACGAGAGCCTTGTCCTCTTGGATTACGTGGCGAATGCGCGGACCGATAATGCCCTCATATGGATCGCCGGGCCACAAGTGCCTCACCGTCAACTCGTCCACTCTCGGGTCGTCTACCCACACGACCACGGGACGCCTCATGCTTCCTCCTTCACCGCAGCGAGGGCGTTCTCTGCGGCGTAGATGACCTCGTCGGCATCCCTCACCGGCTTGCCTGCCAGCGTGGCCTTGTAGCAGGCCGTGATGCGGCGGAGGTTGACTCCCAGGTCCTCTCGTTGCGCCACGGCCTCGTCACGCTCGCGAATCAGGTCCGACACCATGAGGGCAGACCGCGTAGGGACACTCACGACAGGTCGGCCCTTCCGTTGGCCTTCCTCCGCCGCCCAAGTGATGAGTGCGTACTCAGCCCTTTCGCTCATGTTTCCTCCTCCAACACGGCGAGGGCGGCGAGGCAAATGGCGTGCGGTGCAGTGCTGGCGTTGGCGCCGCGCTCCTGGTCGCCCGTAGACACGCTCACGTGCCAACCGTCCCCAACGCCAACCATGAGGTTGACCCACCCATCGGGGTGCAGGTCGCGCAACCGCTCGACGACTCGCCATGCGCTCGAAATGTTCGTGCTGTACCCGGGTCTGACCGCAGGCAGCCGCTTGTCGCCCATGACCTCTTCCGCGATCAACGCGTCGAGTTCACGTCCCGGCCTCATGCTTCGCCCGCCCACTCGACCAGGTCGTGCGGCCACAAGCCCGCCGCATCCAACACGCGAGCCGCAGCCGCGTGGTCAGCCCGCCTAGACAAGTCGAGGGCCTTCCGCAGCGCCTCGGCCCGCGTCATGACCACGCCGAACACGGCGACGTGACGCTTCTCCACGGTGGCGCTACGCATCGCCGGCCTCGACCCGCTCGGTCTGCTCGACAGCCAGCAGGCCCTCGTGGATCACTCCCGCCAGGCCGTCGAGACTCATGGTCGAGAGGGCATCGTCCATTTCAGCTGTGATGTGCGGCGCCAGCAGACGACGAATCTCGTCGATCGGTTCAGGATCGAACGGTGGCGTGTAGTCCGTGTTCAGCGACCACTCGGCGTCCTCATCGAAGTCCATGCCGGCCTTCGACAGTTGCGCGACTGGCATGGACTCCTTGTCGAGCAAGTCCACCGGCGTGCAGATCGCCAGGCCGAGGGAATGGAGGTACGACTGGAGGAGCTCGGCGTGGCGGAGGGCTTCGCGGATCTTCGGTCCGGCGTCCTTGGTGATGATCATGCTGGCGCTCCTTGGCGGTCGGCGACGTAGACGGGCTTGCCGGTGGCCCTGGCCACCAGGTCCCGGAACTGCTCGGCGTGGCTGTTTCCGTCGCTCAGGTGAAGCAGGTGAATCTCCTCGACCTTCGACAGGTCGTTTGCCTGCAGCAGCTCCACAGCCCGCTCGATCGACATGTGTGACCCAAGGACGCGATGCATGTGCGCCCTCGGGATGCTGCCGTTCTCGACGTTCTCGCGGAGGATCCGCTCGCTGTAGTTCGTTTCGAGCAGGATCCTCGTAAGGCCAGCGAAGCGGTAGGGCGAGAAGCCGCTGTCGGTGAGGTACAGCACGCGATCGGGGCCGCGTGCGATCAGGAAGCCCAACGGCTCGGCGGCGTCGTGCCGCACGTCGAACGGCATGACCTTCCAGTTGCCGACGACGAACGGCACGCGAGCCTCGACGCTCTTCGCGCGGTGCGAGTCGACGCCAAGCTGTTGCCATGTGGGCTCGCTGGCGTAGCAGTCCACGCCGGCACGCATGACCTGCTTCACGCTCCGCGCGTGGTCTCCGTGCTCGTGAGAAAGGAGGCACCCGTCGAGCTGAGAGACGCGGTGCTTCAAGCCGCGCTGCAGATCCGCGTACCTGATGCCGGCCTCCAACAGGAGGGTGCTGCCGCCCTCGTGAAGGGCGACAGCATTCCCAGCGCTCGAACTGGCGAGCACCTGAACGTCCATCAGAACGGCGCCTCCGTCAGAGTGCCCTGCTCGACCCGCGGCTCGCTGGACGTCTCGACGTCGATCGTGCGGTCATCCTCGACCGCCTCGTCGAGTGTCTCTGGGATCTCGAGGACGTCACCGTTCGCGTTTTCGTCCGCGTCGGCCTCGATCGCGGCCTCCACGGACTCGGAGATCTCGCGGTTGAACTCCTGCAGGAACAGGTGGTCATCGTTCGAGCTGTTGATGTACCGCTTCAACGCGCGGTTGAGGACGGTCCGCTTCACCATCTCCGACTGGAACTGCGTGTGGGTGGACTTCTCGCTGTTCGGGTTCATCTTCGACTTGGACCAGGCGGCTTGGATTTGGTCCCACGTCATGAGCTCCGTGTAGTCGCGACCGTCGTTGAACATGACGACGGCGTAGGCGGCGCGGACGTTGCCGGTGTCGATCGTGTCGAGGGACTGGCGGTGGGTGACGACCTTCTTGGTGCCGCGGTCGATCTCGTACTCGAACGTGTCGCCCTCGTACACGATCTCCGCGACCGCGTCCTGCACATCCGCCATGCGCTTCGCGACGGCCATCGTCCCGAAGTACGAGCGCTGGAAGACGAGGCTCTTGCCGTAGCAAATGAAGTATCCCTGACGTTTGCCGGGGTCCAACGCCTGCACGACCATCGAGTAGAGGGCCTGCACGACGCTGTTGCGGCTGCACACCTCGAGCGCCGGCTTGCGGTCCTTGTCCTGGACCTCCTGCAGCGTCAACCAGGCGGCCTGCAGCGCGTTGGCTGCCGAGTAGTTGCGGGGCAGGACGAGCTGGCCGTTCTCGACCAGCTCCCCGATGCGCTTCTCGACGACGGTGACGGTCTGATCCTTCAGGACTGCGAGCTCGTTCTTCTGCGTAGTCATGCTGCTACCTCCTGATGCGTTTCGACTCGGAGCGTGGGGTCGGTGGCGGACACGACGAGGCGGATCATCTGGCCCTTCGTCGCCAGCAGGTCGACGACGGACTCGGCGTTGTCGACGAAGACGGGGGGCGTGAAGTCGTAGTGGTCCTGCAGCGTGGCGATGATGTCCAGCCCGGCGTTCACCCTGGCGCCGCCGTTCAGACTGTCGTACGGGACGCCGTTGACCAGCGTCTGGCACGTCTCGGTCAGGCCGCCGTTGACCTGCTCGTCGAACAGGCGGAAGCGTGCCTGCTCGAAGTGCACGTTGATCTTGGCTTCGAGCATGCGGACCTTCGCCCGCGTGAACTCGTCGAGGAGGTACAGGTGCCGCTCGAGCGTTTCGATCTCCTCAGCAAGGCGGCGCTCCTCGTCTGACAGCTCCGTAATCCGGGCGTCAGCCTTCTGGACCTGCTCGATGGCAGCCAGTTGCGCCTGCGCCTGCGTGATCTCGGCGTCGATCGCCTCGATCTTCGCGTCGAGCTCGGTTGTGGCGTCGCGCGTGCCGGCCTTCAGCTCGACGATCTCGGCCTGCAGCTGCTCGGCCTGGGCGGCGAGCTTCTGATGCTCGGGATCCATGCTCGGATCCGGAATGGCGGACTGGAGCTCGTCGGCGCGGGCGCGGAGGGCGTGCGCCTTCTCGATCAGCTTCTCTTCCTCGTCCTCGGCCACCTCGAGCTGCTCGCTCAGGCGGGCCTCGTCGGCCTCGAGCTTCTCGACGTTCGCGCGCAGCTGCTTGCCTTCCTCCTGGATCGCCTGCAGCTCGCTGGCCTTCTTGCCGTTGAACTCCTGGAAGGCCTTCGCGTGCGCGGCCTCCACCTGGTCGGCCGGCAGCGACTGGCCACACGCGGGGCACGACTCGGGCTCGTGATGATCCAGTGTCCGCGCGTTGACGCGGTTCCAGTCCGCCCGCAGGGTCTCGATGCGCGCCTCGACACGACCGATCTGGGCTGCGGCAGCCAGGCGGTCCCGCTCGATACCCTTCGCCTCCGCCTCCTTGTTCGCCAGGGCGGACTCGGAGTCACGCGCTTCGCGCTGCGCACGGTCGGCAGCCTCCTCACCTTTCGCCTTCACGCGGCGTTCGACCTGCCGGCGTTCCTCCTCGACCTCACGAAGCTTCGCCTGCTTCTCGGCGACACCCGTCGCGGCGCTGGCTTCGACTCGTCGCTCCGCCAGGTCCGTGTACGTGGCCCGGAGGTCCTTGACGCGCGCCTCGGACTCGCCCCGATCGGCGCCATCGATCGGCGCCGGCTTGCCGCGCTCCACCTCGTCGATCCGCACCGGGATGCGTTCCAGCTCCTCGTTCGCCTTCTTCCGCCGGCCAGCCGCAACCTTCCGGTACTCGTCGATCGAGTGCTTCCCCAGGATCCCCGGCAGGTCGGAAAGTTCGTCGTGCTTCGCGATGACGTCCTCGTCGCCCACATCGCCGCACACCTCGAGCAGGATCTGGCGACGATCCTTCCAGTGCAGCACCTGATTGAAGTAGGTGGGATCGGTCAACAGGCGGAACGTGCCTTCATCCGCGATCTCAGCGATGCGCTCGTCGTACTCCTTCTTCTGGACCGGCACGTCATCGATGAAGTGCTCCGTCGTGTGGCCCGTGAACACTTCCTTCGCTGCTCCGCGCGGTTTCGTCCACTTCTCCTTGTAGACCTTCCGCAGGGTCGTGACCTCACCGTCGAGGTCGAGGTCCGCTTCAACACTGTGCTCCAAGCCGTGCTTCGCCTCGCCGTCGGGTCCGAGGGTCTTGATCTCGAAGTTCGCCTGGTTGTGACTGTCCTTCCCGAACAGCAGCCACATGAACCCGTCGGCCAAGGTGGTCTTGCCGGCCGCGTTCGAGCCGTAGATGTCGACGTTCGCGCCACCCGGCTCGAGATCGAACGACTGGACACCCTTGAAGTTCCGGAGGCTGATCCGGTTCAGTCTCATGACGTCACCTCCCACGTCGAGCGGCGATCCGGATCCGGCAGCCACCCCAACTCGCGGCGTTGGGCGGCAGCCATCTGCCGGTGAAAGTCGCACTCGGCAACCTCCGCCGCCCGGTTCTCCTCAACAGCGCGCTCCAAGTCCCGGAAGTACCCGGTGTCGCTGGGCGCCTCCACGACCTGCCACGCGGCGTCGAGGACACGCTCGCGGGAGTCGTCGAAGCGCTTCTTGATGGCTGGCCAGGCAGCATCGAGCTCCTGGACAGACGGGACGGATTGAGGGGTGGGGATGCTATTCTGCATGCGTCCAACTCCTTCCAAGTTGGTGTGCGTGCCCCGAGCTCCTCTCGGTGGCACGCCTTAATCTAGCACAATGGTTGCGCTGTTGCAACCGCGCGTGCTAGAGTCACCACAAGGAAGGAGGGGCGAGTGAATCAATACATGACCGTCACCCAAGCCGCGAAAGAACTGAGAATCAGCGGACAAGCCATTCGACGCGCGCTCGCCAGAGGCACCATGAAAGGCGAGAAAATTGGAGCCGTCTGGATGGTAGATCGCGAGGCCGTGCGACAGTGGCCGAAACGCAGGCGCGAGGAGGCCGCATGAAAAGAACGCCCCCGTAGGGGCGCTGCGAAGGAAGGAACCCGGCGAAGGAATCCCCCCAGGCACCATTATTCTAGCAGAAAGGCTGAGCATGAAACACGACGGAAGCACCTGGACATTCAGCTCCGACGGCCTGATCGATAGGCGGGATGCGTTCGAGCGGGAACGGAATGCACTTCGCACGTTGGAGTCGGCGGACCCGACGTTCGCGCGGGCCATCACAGCGCGACTCATTCCCGATCGCAAACGCAACGACGACATCATCCGGCGGAAGTCATGACAAGCGTCGCCATCGCCGCCGTTGGCTTCGCGGCAATCATCACCATCGGATGCGTACTGGCCGAAGCGTACGACCGGCTCGCCCGCAAGTGGGGCTGGCCGCGATGACACTCGATCACGAGAACGCCACGCGACACCACGAAACGCTCGCCATGCGCCTCCAAGGCACCACCGACGGGTACACCCGATCGCAGATCGCGAGCCTGCTAGGCGTCAGCGACCGGGCAGCACGGCAACTCATCGAAGACCTCGTTTCGTGGGGCGCCCTGCCACTCCTGTGCGACCGCGGGGAGTCCGGTCGTGAGGAAGGCCGCTACCGCATCGCAAAGCAACACGAAGTCGAACGCGTCAACCGCGAACTCAACGAGCTCACGAGTCGCGGCCTGTCCGCCCTCCGCAGGGCCAAGGGCCTCCGCATTGCGTACCAACACGCGCACAACGCGGGCGACATGTTCCTCGCTGACGTGCCCGAGGTACCCGCATGAAGTGCACCTGCTACTGGCACACGTGGCTCTGGAACTGGCTGCGCGGCAAGCGGGAGTGGATCACGAACCCAGACTGCCCGAAACACGGGGATGAAGCATGACGCCGTTCGACCTTCGTCTCCAAGCCCGCACGTGGGAACAAATCGCGGACAGCGCCAACGGCCGCGCCGAAGCGTTGTGGGACCCCGACAAGCCGGAAGCGCGATCAGCGTACGCCCACATGAACCTCGCGGTGAAACACATCCTGTCGGCGGTGACGGCCATGAGCGCGTTGGCTGACGAGTTGGAAGGCAAGCCATGAAGCCCGACGAGCTCACGCGCACCGTTGCCGAGCTACGCGAATTCGCGTTTGGCCTACGCGTCCAACGGAACGACCTCATTATCAAACACTCGACTGTGCCCGCCAGCGTCAGCAAGAGCCTACGGGACGCCGCGCAAGCCGTCGACGACGCCGCAAGCGACCTGCTCAACGCGTACGGGCAGCCCATGCCGGACGGTGTGTTGTGAAAGCCATCGTCATGTTCAGCGGCGGGAAAGGCTCCTGGGCAGCAGGACGACGCGCCATCAAGAAGTACGGCGCGGACAATACGACACTCCTGTTCGCAGACACCCTCGTTGAAGATGTAGACACGTACCGATTCCTCCACGAAGCCGCTGAGAATCTCGGAGCGCCACTCATTCAAGTCAGCGACGGCCGGACACCCTTCCAGGTGTTCAAGGACGACAGGTTCCTCGGCAACGCACGCCTCGCGAATTGCAGCAAGTTCCTTAAGCAAAAGCCGTGCCGCACATGGCTGGAAGCCAACGCCCCCGAAGACGCCGTGGTGGTTGTCGGGATTGACTGGACGGAAGAACACCGACTCCCCGCGATTCAGGCGGGATGGAAACCCTGGCGCGTATGGGCACCCATGACGGACGGGCCGTACCTCGATAGCCAGCAGGTGTTCGACATGCTGCGCGCCGAAGGACTCAGGCCCCCCAGGGATTACGAGCTTGGACTGCCCCACGCGAACTGCGGAGCGCAGGGCTGCGTCCGTGGAGGCCAGGCGTACTGGCAAGCCCTCCTACGGGGCCGCAGGGACGTGTATCTCCAGACGGAACGCGAAGAGCAAGAGTTGCGCGACTACCTGGAGAAAGACGTTGCCATGCTCAAAGACCGCACGAACGGCCAGTCCACACCGCTCACCCTGCGCGAGTTTCGCGAACGCGTTGAAGCGCAACCCGACCTGTTCGACCGAGACGAGTGGGGCGGCTGCGGCTGCTTCACGGAGGCACCATGAACCCCCGCGACTACAAGGACTGGCTCGCGACATACCGAGAAGGGAGGCGCTAGGTGGCTATGCCGAGGAGAACGATCTACCTAGATAACGGCAGGAAGGTACGCCGAGTCATTCGCGGCACGCCTGGGGACCCGAACCGTTACGTAGCCAAGATCAACGGTGAGTACAGGCGCGTCTTTCCTAACCCTCGCGATCCTAGTCCTAGCCGATGGTGGATTACGCGCGAAGCGGCAAAGCAGGCGGGATTCCTACTTGAAGGGAGCCCTGAATGGCTAGGGGCCGCATGATTAGCAAGACCCTGGGCGAGAGCCGCAAGTTCTCATCACTCCAAACGGACGTTGCCAGGGTCGTCTACACACTCATCGTCGCGAACGCAGACAAGGCCGGACGGCTCGAAGCGGACCCGATCTACATCACGCGCAAGGTCTGCACGCGCCTCCCATACTCGACCGAGGATGTCGAGGAAGCGTTGGGCGAACTGGCTCGTGTTGGCCTCGTCATCCTGTATCAGAGTCGTGGCGTTCCCGTGCTTGAGATTGTGGACTTCGACAAGCACAACAAGCCTCACCACAAGGAACCAGAAAGCGAAATCGACCCACCCGACGGCGATGAGTCAAGCGTCACCCACGCCAATAACCAAGGACCGTCCAAGCATGGTCCAAGCACGAGCCATGCTCAACGCCAAGAAGGTGTCAAGCAAGCCGATAATGAAGTAAAGACTAGTTCAATAACAGGAGAAGGGAACCAAGCCTCCTCCTCCGAGAATCGAATGGCGAGAGCCTTCGACACCGGGCAACCCCAAGCCAACCCAATCCACAGGGTCCGCAATGAGATTGCGCACCTTGCCGGCCGGACGTTCACTCAGCGGTACGCGGGTGACATGGCGGCCTGGTCTCGCTGGACGAATGACGACCTGCGGAAACGGTGGGAAGCATCCGACCCGAGTGGTTGGCGGAACGAGGAACACAAGGCGCGGGAATGGATCTTTGCGGATCTCTTGAACGAGAAGCGGCCCATGCCGTACTCTCGCGAGCCGGATAACTTCAAGTCGTTTGAGCAAATCATGATGGAAGTCCGGGGCGAAGCATGAAACGCCCCGTGATTGTGTGGGTGGACGACCCGGACGTGACGCATCTCGCGAAGATTCGCGGCGGACCTGACGGGAAGGCGGCGTGCATCTTGACGCAAGAGGACTACGTGCCCATCCCGCCTGACGATCAGTTGACGCACGACATTCGTCGCCTAGCGAGACTGGCTGACGCCAATGCACGTGCAATGGACCATGCGAACGATCGGCACGGGGCAGATGCGCTGCGCGGAAGCGTAAAGCGCCTCCGTGGCTCGTTCCATCTGGACGAGGCCGAATCGTGAAACGCCTCGACCAGCTCCTCGAAGCCAATAAGGACGCTGACGGCGTAACGCACTTCAACAGGAACGCCAGCGGCTGTCCTCACTGCGGCGCTGTCGAAGCCAAAACGTCAGAACAGAACGGCGCTGTAGCGAGCGTCTTCTATCACGCAGGCGCCGAATGCTGCACCAAAAGGATTGGCGACCAGCTCCGTTGGCGGCAAGGTGAACTCGACTCGTTGGATCGCGACTTGAAGATGGCTCACGCCCGCGTCGACCAGTACCGCGACGCCGCCGAAAACGCCTTGAGTAAGGCCGACGCCAACAGGTTCACGCAGCAAGCCGACCGCGCCCGCGCGTCCATGCCCAGAGTCGAGCGGGAGATCGCTGAGAAGGCGCAAGACATCAACGTCGAGATTCAAGGTTTGCAGCGGCGACGCGCGCACCTCGCCAAGAAAGAAGCCGCGTGATGGGCTACCCGTTCATTACCGGAATCATCATCGGGTACGCCGTCGGTGCGATCACCGCCCTGTTCGTCCTTTCTCTCGCGAGGGCAGCGGGCGATGCGGACGAGCGGGCAGGCTACAAATGACGAAGGGACACTGGTTCGGGCCCAAGAACACGACGACGGGCAGCTCGAAAGGCAGCGGGCATCCGGTGATGTACGGCAAGCCACAGCCCGCGCAGCATTTCGAGCCGTTCCCTGACGGCGGCGGGTACCCCATCGGCTTTCTAGAGTGGGCATACAAACTCATGGGCGTCAGCGATCCAGACAAAGTGCTGCACTTGTGCAGCGGGAGCGTCATCACAGGCGTCACGGTCGACGTTCGGCCGGAACGGAACCCGGACGTCGTGGCTGACTGTCGCGCCGTTCCACTTCCCGACGAGTCGTTCACCTGGATTCTTGCCGACCCGCCGTACAGCGAGGACTACGCCACGAACCTATACGGGACTGGCGAGCATTACCCGAAACCGGGGCAGATCGCGCGTGAAGCGTGCCGCCTCCTCAAACCGGGCGGGTACTTCGGACTGATGCACTTCCAAGTGCCGATGCTTAGAAAACCGATGGAGATGGTGGGAGTGCACGGAATCACGACCGGCGCGGGCTACGCGATCCGCGCATGGACGCTGGCCCGTAAAAGCGCGCAAGGCGAACTCGGGCTGCTGGACGAGCGGGCAGGCACCAAGTGAAACTCACGCTGCCTTTCCCGCCATCGACGAACACGGCTTACGCCAACGTGCGTGGCCGCCGCGTGAAAACCAAGAAAGCCCGCGAGTACGCCGAGGCTGTGACCATCCAGTGCTTGGCGCACCCCGTCGCGAAGCAACGGCGGCGCGATGCCACGCAAAGCATCCCCCCCGCACCTCCGCGCCTCACCGTCCGCATCGAAGCGTTCCCACCCGACCGCCGCCGCAGGGACCTCGCGAACATGGAGAAGCTCGCAATCGACGCCATCTTCGCGTACCTCGGCCTGGACGACAGCCTCATTGACGACCTGCACCTCACCCGCCGCGAACTCGACCGGCCAGACGGGCACTTGGAAGTCACGATATCGGAGGCGGCATGAACCTCACAGAACACCAAACGCAAATGCTTGACAAGCTCCACACCGCAAGCCGAAAGCGGCGCCTCGGCGTGATCGACAGAATGGAGAAAGACGTGCTACCCCACGCCCTCATCATCCTCTGGAAGCGACGCCTCGCGTCCTACGTGGGTGACGGCCTGTGGCGCGTCAGTCTCGGTGGAATCGCGTGGAAACGCGGCATTCAACACGAACTCCCAGACCGGACGTTCCGCGAGCACCTCATTGACTTCGTAACGGAAGAAGGACCCATCGAAAGTGGAGCGATTGCGAACGCCATGCCGTATAACCGCTCCGTCGTGAAAGAAACCCTGAAGGACGCCGCAGACGACAAGATCCTCGTCCGCACGAAGTACAACACCGGGTACATGTACGAGGCGGCCCCGTGACACCTAGCGAAATGGTTCTCCGGCAGCTTCGAGGTGCGCGACTCACTCGCCCTCAACTCGTGAAGAAGTGCGACGCGCCAGAATCGGCGGTCCAAAGCGCCATTCGGCGGTTGCACAAGCGCGGCAGCATTACTCGCACGCAACCCGGCAAGATCTATGTCTACGCCCTCGCGTCGAAACCCGCGGCGGTCGAGACGGGCGCCACGACCAGGGAAGCATTGCAGGCTGCCTTCGCTACCCACCCGGAGTTCGCCGAGATTCTGCTTGACGCCATCGCGCCACCCGAACCAATGGAGAGGCGGCATCGCGTCCGCAGGACACCCACAAGCGGCAAGTTCCTGAGGTCCGGATGACGGAAGACATCAGGCGGCTCCGTGGCGACTGGCTCATTGAAGCACTCACCGCCATCGCCAGGGGCCAAGGACGCTGGACACCCATCCCCACCAAACCCCTCGGCATGAACCACGGGGCACCCGGCAGGTTCCACCAGCCCACGCAGACGTACTGGCCCGAAGCGAGGGAGGACAGCGCCGCCGACCCGCCAATGGTCAGGTACGTCCGCATCCCCGGCGAGACAGCCCTCAACTACCCCGGCGAACGCGTCACCATCACCCCCACGTGGGTGCGGCACGTCCACGCCCAATTCGCCAAGGCGCGCTGCTACGACACGTTCGTTGACTACGCCCGGAGCGACAACGCGTACAGCATCGCGTACTACCTACCCAGAGAACGGCGCGTCGTGTGGAGCGGGAACCACCCGAACCTCATGCGGACAGCGGCACTCATCGCGTCGGACGCGATGGAGTACACGCCAGTCAACGACAATCCGTTAGTCAAAACAGACACGGTATGCGTTTGACACGAGGCCGTATTCATGCCAAACTCAACGTGTACCTCTATATCGAACGGCCCCGCCACTGCGCGGGGTTTTTCTTTTGCCATCCGTAAACCCGTGACGAGGGTGCAACGGAGGCCAGCCCCACCACAGCGTGGGGCCTATCTTGCGGGCGGCGAACGGGCACCCGACTCTCGGACACACGCCGTTGGCATCGGGATGGCGACCAGCGCCCGCCGGACTAGCCACCGGCTCCCCGCCCCTAGTTCCCCCATTGGGGGCTTGCAAGACCCGAACTTGGGCCAGCCTGCCGGAGCTGCAATCCGGCCTATCTTGCGGGTTCGGAACTCATGCCAAGCAGGCATGCAGCGTCATGCTCACGAATCGCTGGCGTACCACGAGAGAGCCTCCACTAAGCCGGAGGACCGACGTGGACAACGTGAGGGCTGATAGACCGGAGTAGCGCCCGGCCCGAACCCCGTATGGGCGTGACCAGGTAGGAACGAGCTCCCCAGAAAAGGCGCGACGGTGATTCGGTTTCCGTAGCCCGTCGGCTCGCTACGCCGGTTCGATTCCGGACACGTCCACCAACCGGCCTGCCGACCCCTTGCGGCGGGCCACCCAATCGATTGGAGGCGCGCGTGCGTATCCTCAACGGGGAAACAGAACGCGTCGCCATCGACGCCATCAAACCCCACCCCCGCAACCCACGCGAAGGCGACGTCGGCGCCATCCACACAAGCATCGACACGAACGGCTTCTACGGACGCGTCATCGCCCAGAAAAGCACGGGCTTCATTCTCGCCGGCAACCACAGGTGGCAAGCCATGCACCAAGCAGGCGCCACCGAAATTCCGGTCGAGTGGATCGACGTGGACGACGACCACGCCCTGAGAATCCTGCTGGCTGACAACAGGACGAACGACCTTGCAAGCTACAACGATGACGAGCTCGCATCCATCCTCCAAGAACTCGCGGACGAAACGGGCACCCTCGCGGGAACCGGGTACGACGGGGACGACCTAGACGAGATGCTGAATGAGTTCAAGGTGCCAGACGCGAATCAGCCAATAGACGAGAAAGAGTTAGAGAACACACAACACGAGTGCCCATCATGCGGATTCAAATGGTGACCAGCCCGACCGTCATCAGTACGTTTGCTGGCGCCGGCGGCTCCAGTCTTGGGTATCAAATGGCGGGATATGACGAGCGCCTCGCAGTCGAATGGGACGACCACGCTGCACAAACATTCCGCCTCAACTTTCCAGACGTGCCGCTCTACCACGGTGATATTGCTGCACTCACGAGCGATCACGCAATGGAGCTCGCCGGCCTAAAGCGCGGTGAACTCGATGTGCTAGACGGGTCGCCACCCTGCCAAGGATTCAGTACGAGCGGAAAACGCAAGTTCGATGACCCACGCAACAGCCTTTTCATCGAGTACGCACGCATGCTCGAAGATTTGCAGCCGAAAGCGTTCGTCATGGAAAACGTTACTGGCCTCGTGCAAGGCTACATGAAACAAGCGTACTTGAAGATTGCGCACACGCTGAAAGCGGCAGGGTATCGAGTACGCGGCGAAGTGATGAACGCGAATCACTATCACGTCCCGCAGAAACGCCGACGCGTCATTATCATCGGCGTACGAAACGACTTGAAGATTGAACCAAGCCACCCGCGTCCAACGACCAACAGAATCGGATGCACACGCATCGATGGCATCCCCGGACGCTACAGCGACAAGCGGTACGGAGACCAAATCGTGATTGAAGGCAAGCCCACGCCAACACTCACGAAACTTGGTCGATTCTTTTGGGATAGGCGCACACAGTTCGGACCTAAAAGCTACGCGCATGCCGCATCATTTCCTGAGTCGTTTCAATGGACCGGCACACCTAATCAGATCAAAGACAGGCTCGGCAACAGCGTTCCTCCGAAGCTCATGCAAGCCATTGCGCAACACGTACGCACCACGGTGTTCGACGCATGACCCGCCACTACCAACACCCCGGACACGCCATCACGCACGACGGCGTGAAGACTGCGACCGTCTACGGGAGCACAACACCGATCCTCCGCGCTGAAGGGCTACGTGACAACCTCGACGCGATGGCGCGCAAGCACAACCTCAAGCGCGTCTACCCCCTCGGGTGGCGTACGTTCTAAGGCAGGAAGGAGGCGAGCATGGCCCGCTACGACTGGGACTACTTCAGGCACAAATACGTCACTGGCGAAGTGACACTCGACCATCTCGCCTCCCTACCCAACAGTCCCGCCCTCAGCACGTTGAAAGAACGGTCCAGCAACGAGAACTGGGGCGAGCAACGCCGGCACTACCTGGACCAGACCCGTACCAAGACCCGCGAATACGCCAGTACGACAGAAGCGGAAGTAGCAGCAAGGCACGGGCGCATGGCACGCGCCCTCCAAAGCAAGGCGCTCCAGCGGTTACAGACCCTCAATATCGACAAGCTCGACGCGCGAGACGTACTCGCATACATCAAGGATGCCGCGGAGCTGGAGCGCAAGGCCTTGGGTATCAGCGACAAGGTCGAGAACACGCACCGGTTCGACGGCGTCGTCGGTATTGACGTTCACATGCCTGATGCCGACTGACCTGTGGACCGTCAACGAAGCGGGACGCCTACAACTGCACTTGCACCCCGGCCAAGCGAAAGCGTGGCGCAGCGACAGGCGGTTCGTGACCGTGTGCGCCGGTTCTCAGGGTGGCAAGACGGCGTTCGGACCTCCCTGGCTGTACCGCGAGATTCAAGCCCGAGGCCCGGGCGACTACCTGGTCGCCGCGCCCACCTTCCCACTCCTCAGCCTCAAGCTCCTCCCCGAGTTCAAACGGTTCTTCCAAGAGAAAGGCCGCTTCGGGACGTACACCGGAAGTCCCGTCAAGGTCTTCCGATTCTCAGACGAGGGCGCCCGCAAGGTGTTCGGGTACGTTCCCGACGTGCCAACGCAAGTGTTCTTCGGGCACGCCCAAGACCCCGACTCGCTCGAGTCTGCTACCGCGAAGGGCGCTTGGCTTGATGAGGCAGGCCAAAAGAAGTTTCGGCACGGGTCCTGGCAAGCCATCCTCCGCCGCCTGTCCATCCACCAAGGCCGCGTATTGACCACCACCACGCCCTACGCTGCGTTCGGTTGGTTCAAAACGGAGCTGCACGACAGGGCGAAGGCTGGCGATCCGGACTACGACTGGATACGTTTCGAGTCCCGCATGAACCCCGCCTTTCCCCTCGAAGAGTGGGACCGCGCCAAACGCACGCTTCCCGCCTGGAAGTTCGACCTCATGTACCGCGGCATCCTCACCAGGCCCGCCGGCACGATTTACGACGTGCTGACGGACGACCACATCATCCCGAGCTTCACCATCCCGAAAGAATGGCGCCGGTGGGTCGGCGTTGACTTCGGCGGCGTCAACACGGCAGCCGTCTTCCTCGCTGAAGAACCAAGCGGGCGATTCATTGCGTACCGGGATTACCACGCGCCGGACCGAACCGCGAGTCAACACGCGCAAGCCATGCTCAACGGTGAGCCCGGCATGCCCACCGCGTACGGCGGTGCTCGAAGTGAGAAGCAATGGCGGAAAGAATTCCGGGCCGGCGGGTTACCCATCCGCGTACCGCCCATCGCTGACGTGGAGGTCGGGATTGACAGGACGTACGGACTCCTTGCGGAAGACAAGTTGCGGATCTTCGACTCTTGCACCGGCCTGTTGAATGACTTGTCCACGTACAGCCGCAAGCTGGACGATAACGACATGCCGACCGACGACATTGAAGACAAGCACGCGTTCCACTACGCGGACGCCCTTCGGTACATTGCCGCCCGTTTGAACGGCGGGATTGGCCGCGCGAACTTGGCTGACGCGCGAGCGAAAGCTGGAATGGGGAGGCAATCATGAACCTAGACGCACTCGTGAAACGAGCCCGCCTCCAAAACGTCACCAGCCGCGCCAGCGACTTGGACGACCTTCGAGCCATGCTCAACGGCACGTACAGCCCCGCCAAAGGATGGATCGCGCCAAGCTTTGACGCTGGCACGCCAAGGGAAGAAGCATGGAACCGCGCACTCCGGACCGTATCCCCACCCCTACCACTCGTCATGAACAAAACCATTGCCGGCCTGGACTTCGGTAGCACCACGTGGAGTGACGATGCAGGCCCACAAGTTGACGACCTGCTGCACGCCCTGGACTTGCCTGCCCTCGCGCGCTCCGCAGCCATCGAGTACCGCTTGACGGGCTCGCTCGCCATGATGGCTAGTACGCCCGAAACGGAAGAGGGCGAACCGACGGACCCGGTTGTGAGTGTCATGCGGGGCGTCAACATTCCGTACACCGACCCGAGGGACCAAGCCACCATTCAAGGTTGGTACCGCGCCATTCAGTACGTGAGTGACGCGACAAGCAAGTTGGCGTGGTGGGTGGAGGTGTACGACTTTCAGGGGGACTCGACGATTCACCGCATTTGGAAGTCGCTTCAAGACCCAACCGCGCTTGCCGCCACGCCGGATGACGAGTTCACGAGTCAAGCAAGGCCCCGCTTCGCGCTGTACGACCTTCAGCCCGACGGGCTGCCGGTGAGCCCCATGCTTGCTGGCATGGGGCACGTCATGGGTTTGTACAGCACCCTCTTGCGCTTGTCAGCGTCGGAGGAAATGAGTGCCTACCCCATGCTTCTCATCAAGGGCGACGCGGATTTCGTGGGTGTCGGACCGGGCGAAGTCCTCGTGTCGGAAGCGGAGGAGGGTGCGGGCGCGGAGTGGATGGACCCCGGCAACCTCGAGCAGTTGCGAGAGCAAGCCAGCCTCAAGCGGGACATGGTCCGTGAAGTGTTCAACCTGCCTGGAGGGAGTCTCGGCGCGCAAACCCCATCCGGTGAAGCGCTCGCGGAAGCCAACCGGGGCTTCATGCAAGAAAGCCACCGCACGGCGGACGCTGTCAGTCGCGTGTTGACGGACGCCGTCAGTGACTACCTCGCGCTTAACAACTTGCCAGCCGTCGAAGTGTCCGTCCCGATTGATCGGTCGTACGCCGCCGCGGTCGAAGCTGAGATCCTTGAGAAGGGCCTGGATTACGGTGTCGTGCCGCAGGCTGTCGCCGCTCGGAAGTTCCAACAGTTCCTTGGGTCCGGTGCGTATTCGGATGAGGAGCTTGAGGAGTTTCAACAGGTCTTGCGAGAGCGTGAGATGGGTAGGTCGCCGGGGGAGTTGATGGCGGTCGATGAAGCATGAACCCCGAACGACTGTCTCGCGATGCCATCAGGGTCGTGGACCGCCTCGAAGCCAAACAGGTCCAACGCCTTAAGCAACTTGTTGACGAGATTGCGCGGGATGCTAGGGACCGGCTCGGCGCGCTTGACCTGACGGACGCCAGCGTGGCTAGAGCAATTCGCGAGGTGCAGATCCGTAGGTTGTTGCAAGGTAGCGCCGCCGCCCGCCGCCTGTTGGACATGGGCACGTCTGGCCCCCTGGCGGACGCTATGCGGGCCGACATCATGACCGCCTACCGCGAGGGCTTGAGGACCGCTGGAAACGCTGTGGCGGCCTCCACAACCGCGGCAGGGGCTACCGTGGGCGCTGCCGCTGCGTTCGGAGCCAGGATTGACCTGGAACTCATTCAAGCCATTACCGAATCCACACTCACGACACTGAATCGCGTTGGCCGTGACGGCCTGGAACGACTTGAGCGAACCATCGTCCGTGTCGCCGCTAGGGGCGCAGGCCCACGCGCAGGCGCACGCGCGGTCATGGAAGCGACAGGCGTCACGCGGGTGGAGGCGGAACGCATCACTCGCACGGTTCTGCAACGCGCGAACAGTGAAGCCCGAAAGCGTGGGTATGAAGCATCCGGCGTTGAGTACGTCCGTTATGACGCCACCAACGATTCGAGGACGTGCCCGTATTGCGCAGCGCGTCACGGCATGGTGTACCGGATTGATCGCGCGCCCAGCCTCCCTTTGCACCCGAGTTGCAGGTGCGTGACCTTGCCGTTCCGGCCCGACGCCAGTGCTGAGGATCGGGCGGACGAGTACTACGAACGCACCCGCAGGGACTTGAGGGAGCGTGAGGTCATTACGACCCGCGCGACAGGCGGACGCAGGGAATCCAGTAGGCGTGAGGCGGAGACTACGACCGCGACAGCAGCGGCACCCTTCGAACGCACCGACGGTCGAGAACCGCCACGGCCCGTATGGGCTCCAGGGAGGGGATGGCTTTGAGCAGGGCAGTGGTACGCATCCTGGGCGTGAACGCGTTGTCCCGCTCCCTCCACCAGCGCGGAGCGAACATGCGAAGCGCCGCGCGAAAGGTCGTCAACGAGACAGCCGAACGCATCTACAACGAGAGTCAACGCCGCGTCCCGGTCGATACGGGCAACCTCAAGAGTTCCGCGCGCCTCGAGCCCGCCCAGGGCGACGAGACGACAGCGCAAGTCGGGTATGGCGGGACGGCCGCAGGGTACGCCCTCGTGATTCACGAGACGCACCGATCCGGCAGTAAGTACCTGGAGGAACCCGCGAGGGAAGAGGTCGCCAGGTTCGTGAAAGACGTTCGCGAGGCGGTGAGGAATGCGACGCGCTAAGGCCACCATCAAAGGCGAGTGGCGGCTGTACCGCGACCTGCCCGCCTTCTACGTGTTCCTGTTCGCCCTCTACGCCTTGTGGTCAGGAGGCGAGTAGAGTGGCACCGTGGACATTAGCGTGGAGGTCCAGGGATTCTACTGGACCGCCGACAATGAACTCAGGGAGTGCATCGTCGCCAGGATCGGGAGTGACCTGATCGTGCTGGACGCGGAAACGCTGGACGTGGTCCAAGTCCGCCCAAGGGACGTCATGGTTGAGAAGCCCACGACTCCGTCAAGTTGACGATCATGACGCCATACTCCACCGACGCAACCACCAAATACCACACGTCGTCCGTCGCGAAGCCCGTATAGCGGAACCCTTCGGCTTCCTCGCCACTCACTTCGAGCGGGTCCATGAGTTCTGCGAGCGTGTCGAACCACTCAATGGTGCCTAGACCGAGGTCCTGCGCGTTTGCGCGGATTCGCGCTTCAGCGTTTGGGAGTGAACCGCCGAGCTCGAAGCAGTAGACGGTGGGGTCCGCGTCAGGGCAGTCCGCTTCGGGCGTCCCCGCGACCTTCGCGGGTAAGTCCTGGCCGTAGGCAAGGCTGAACGTCAACAGAATCGCAAGCCATTTCATGCCCCCACCCTAGCGGATGGGGGCGTTCTCGTGGTCCGACCCGGTGAGTGACCCTAAAAGCAACCAGAGACGCATGAGTGAAGAAGCCAAAAACCCCGACGCCATCGAAGAACCCACGCCCCCGGAAGCGGAACAGACCGGGACTACGCCCACCGACGCGGCAAAGTCGGCAACTACGCAGCCCGCCGCGGACAAGAGCGAGCAGTACGACCCCGACACTGTCGAGAAGATCGTCAAGAAGCGACTCGATCGGGAACGCAAGAAGTGGGAAGCCGAAATGGAGGAAGCCCGCAAGCAAGCCGAAATGAGTGAAGCGGAGAAAGCGCAGGCCCGCACGAAGGAACTCGAAGCAGAACTCGAGAAGGAACGCGCTGCACGTACCGCGTCGGATCGCCGCGCCGAACTGGCCGGCAAGGTGCGCGACCCCCGGGCCGCCATGAAACTCATTGAAGACGAGCACGTCAACGAGGACGGCAGTGTGAACGTCGAAGCGTTCCTTGAGGCG